GTACAAGCTAGTTCATGAGTCGGGCCCCGCTGGAGAGCGGGGCCATGTACGAAGGGGGGGGGTGGTCCCCCCCCCCCGTGGGGTGTGCGCGCGGCGTGCGATCGAAAGCTATGATCGCATGTTAGCAACCAGACGCACCCACCGTCACCTTTCGGCAGTGACGGCCACCGACTCGGTACTTAACCAGTCGGTGCTTCCCGTAATGGGGGAGAAACCCGCAGTTGTCGAAGCGGGGTCGTCAGGAGACATCACGGACCCTGACATCCGGAGTTTGCCCGGAGGAGCACCCACTAAAGGTAGTGTGAGTGCCCGCAGCATTCAGGCTTCGGCGGAGCTGGCACGAGTTGAGACAAGGTTGGCTACCAATCTCCTCGCCGCCGCCGCGGCCGCACAACCCGGTGATGCGCCCCAACTTCTTGTTGGGGGCGCTCCCGGACGGCTTCCGAAGGCCCAAGTTGAGTATCAAGTGTACGCGATCGCGCGTCTGGTTACTCAGGTTGTCTTCCATTTCGTCAATGAGTTTAAATATACTCACGACGAAGTATGGGGGATGATTTCGATTCCGCACCTCGCGGTCGTTGCCTCGTTTGGCGATGCGACCGACTTGCTGAAAGCGTTTCTGGCGTGGCCCCTGGCCGCGAAACAGACCATCAGTGAGGTGCCGGCGGTGATTCCAGGATGGCATTACCAGTACGTTCTCGGACCGAGGATGCGGCGTGTGATCGTTGATCGCGTGCTGCACCCTTACCAAGGACGGACTGACGTTGCCCTCCGAGTCGCCTTCGAACTTTGTGCCTACGTGAAGAAAGGAGCGATCGAGGTCTCAGACGCGTACATGTACGAAGCTCTGATGAAACACGGTGTTCAGATTGGGACGGACGATCCTCCCTATCCCGTGCAAGACCCGTCGCCCCCCTTCCCAGATCCCGCGAACCACAATCGACGTGGGCGCAAGGCTTATCTCCGCCATCGCGAGGGCCAGAATGACGTTGACCGGATGAACTTCTGGATCGACAAAGTTGTTCACGTCCTTTGCGAGAGCGAGGTTGCCAAGAGCGCCTGCCGTGACGATGATGGTGGTTTGAGTGATGTCTTGCCCACTGGTAAGGCTGCCCACTCGAACAAGCGGAAGAATGGTGGAGCCGTCGATGGCTGCTACGACCCAGTCTTCTACCCGCCCGATGGTAGTGGACGGCAGACGAGTTTCCTTAAGCCCTTCGGCCTTTGGGACTCGAAGCTGATCCCCCAGTGGAAAAGCGACCCGCGAGGTGAGGATGACGATCAACGGATGGTTGCAAAGACGGCCGAGGCGAAAGCCCCGACCGACGATGACTGTCCGCTTCTCGTCCCCCGCCCGCGGCCCTGCCAGGTCGTTCCCGTTGCGTCGAACTTCGTTGTTCCGCAGGGAGGCCACGAGCTGGTTGAGCTCACGCGTAGGAAGGTGTGGAGAGGTAGGAGGGAGCGACTAAAGGGATTTCTTTGTACATTTACAAACCCTAAGACGCCCCGGAAGCTTCTCAGCATCGAATTCGATAAGGAGGATGTGGTGGTGGAGTGGACGAAGGCATTCACGGAATGGCCTACAAGCGTCCCTCCCCCCTCACCAGCACTTGTCCAGTTGACGGTCCCTATTGCCCTTGCGGGTGTAGGTGACGTCCTGGTGAACAAGAGCCATCCTGCCTGGTCGGATCTCCTGCGATCGACTATACAAACTGGACACATTTCGTGTGCCGCTGTTCCGGTACTCGAACCTCTTAAGGTTCGTATCATCACCGCTGGCGAGGCCATCCCTTACAACGAGTCACGGCGCCTGCAAAGGCTCCTGACCACGATGTTGAAGGACGGTCCCCTCGCCCACTTCTTTCCGGCGCTTGCCGGGAGGATAGAAGCGGATACGTTGAATACCGCCTTTGAAAAGTACCTCGATGATGGAGAATTCTCCATACTTTCGGGTGATTACAAAGGAGCGACAGACACTCTACGGAAAGACGTGTCTCTGAGGGTGATTAGGGGGCTCATTGAAGGGCTCCCCGATCTCGCTGTTGGCGTCCCAGCTGAAGAGCTGGACGACTACAAGCGCCTCTTGGAGATGTGCCTCACGGAGCACGAAATTGAGTACGGTTTTAAGGGGAAGAAGGGATGGGAGGAAGGAGAGGAGCCCGTGGACATGAGTTGGAAGGTGAGGCAGCGACGTGGACAGCTGATGGGGAGCTTTTTGAGCTTCCCCGTCCTGAACATCGTCAACCTTGCCATCAACCTCGCGTTCATGGAGAAGAAGGGCATGATCACGGTCGAAGACTGGCGTGATGCCCCACTCCTTGTCAATGGCGACGACGTGTCTGCCATTGGTCCACCCGGGGTCTGGGATGATGAGTGGGAAGAGTTTGTGCGGCTCGCCGGTTTCGTAAAATCCCTCGGGAAGAATTACGTTGCTGACTCGTTCTGTACGATCAACACCCAGCTCTTTGTCGTAGAGCCCGCCACCCCCTCTAGCCCCGCACGACTGCGAGAAGAGTTATTGACACCGTTCCATCACCTTTACTCCACCAAGTGGAGCGAGATGACGGAGTACGGCAACGGTCAGGAAGAGTCCCTTCGCGGGCCTCAAGCTGCCGGTACACTCCTCAAGCGACTGTGCGATCACCTCGTGACGGAAGAGGATAAAGAACTTTGGACCCGTGTGTTCCTGCGATTGCGGTTGCCCGACCTGAAAAGGATTGGGCTTCCGTGGTACCTGCCAGGCGACTACGGGGGTTTCGGGATTGTGCCCCATGGCACTCTCCAGGCGGAATGTGGTGCAGACGCTCGTCTGACTGCCCACCTCGCGCTGAGCTTCTCGTGCTCCGACACCAAATTTACAAAGGTTCAAAACCCTATCGCGATGGGGAGCTTCGCCGAGAAACGGCCGTGTGACAAGGTCCGCGCCGCTATCGACATGAAGTATCTCAAAGCGTTGGGGTGGGTGCAGTACGCCGTGACTGACCCCCCTCCGGAGCTCCTTGACCTCCACGACTCCCGCCCGAAGGCGCCGGGTCTGGACCCTCTTGGGCTCCTCCTCACCGGGTTCGTCCCCGAAGGCTTCGAAACACCTGCGCGCCATCTGGCGAAACGACGCAAGGCACTTCGTAAAGCCCAGGGACACTCTACAAAACGGAAAGACCTTATTCCGTCCAACCTCAGCAAGGAGCACCGTTTGCTTTGGTTACCACGCTCGACCGTGTACACATTGATGTGTTCAGCGAATCGCGTCACACCCGCTACTGTCTGGTACAAAACCATGACCGGCGGGTGGACCGACGCTGCCCCCTAATCGAGGGGGAACGGAAGCGCAACGGGGGGAAAGCCACCCCCCCACATGGCCACTTCTCTCGAAGTGGGCACTCATCTTACAGATCGTAATGAGTGTTTTGCCAGGACAACGTACGTTGTGTCCCAGCGGGTGGCCGGCGAGTGATTCGAGG